CACAATCACGTGGTATCAACCGTGTTGACTCTGCACGTGGTGACACAATCCAAACTTACGAAGGCGACTTCAACTACACATACGAAATCTTTGATTCTTGGATCATGGATCAAGTAAACGCTAACGCAATTTACTTCTTGAACGAAGATGTTGTGCAGTGGGGTAGTTTGCGTGACCTAGGTCCAAACAACGAAGTGTTCTCGAACGCTGACGCTAGTTTAGATCAGTTCATTATGGAAGGCACTTTAATTGTGCGTAACCCAGCAGGTGTTGCTGTTCTAAACAACATCGAAGCAGGCACAACTGCACAAGCTTCTTTACCAGGTGCTCGCCCAGCGGCATTGGTAAGTCGTGTAAACTTAGGTGCTGGCGACGTTACTCCTTAATCTGTAAACAGGTTAAGTTGAACACGAAAGGACTCTTCGGAGTCCTTTCTTACGACACTAAATAACACTATGAGCGATTACAATAACCCTGAATATTTAGATAACACAGACCCGGAAAAGAACTGGGACTACTACCGCCAAGATCATGGTGGAATGATTACAAACCACAATGGTATGGCTGACAAACTGCTTCAAAACGACGACCTATATCGTAGCATGAAAGGCGATTGGACAAGAACAGCATGGAACAAAGGTAATAACATTAAGGTTACTACTGGGCGTGAAGATGGTAAATTTTACATCAAACGCGAACAGATGAATACTGATGAAGTTAAACTTCGTGTCAAGAACTACAGACATGCGGCAGAACTTGGTATCCCAGATCCTTTAGCACCTATTGGTGATGATGGTAAACTTGCATTTAAATGGATGGAGTTACCACAAGTTATTAGCATTCGTATTAGTGATCAATACTTTGATGGTATTCCTTGGAGTGCCTTAAAGAACGACAGAACATTAAAAGCACAATTCTACCGAGTAGTAGAAGCAGAATATCCAGAGTATGTGTGCTACCCAGGCGGTAAGTTGCCAATCCCAGTTGCGGTGCCATACCCAACTAAAAAGGGCGAACAGAAATACTTCAAAGGAAACTAAATGTTTATTATTCCAACAGGCGATGCACTTGTAGACTTTATCAAGGACTTTACAGGTAGCACAAACGATACAGAAATCAAACAATGTATCTTTATGGCAGAAATGTCAATGCGTAACATTGAATTGCCAGCACTACGAAGCGATCCATACGCACCAGAAAATATTGGTGTTGCTGATGCTAACGGTCGTATCCCTATTCCTGGTGACATGAACAAGCCAATCTTGTTCTTCAAACAAGGACAACAAGTAACAACTACTGCTACTGCCACAGGCACAAGTGGGCAATACACCATTGTTCTTACAAGCACACCTGCACAAGCATTACAAAACAACATGGTGGTAAGTGGCACTGGTATTGGTTTAGGTGCTGTTATTAGTAATGTCAGCACAGGTATTACGGGTGCTACTATTACCCTGAGTGTAGCAAATACAGGCACGGTGTCGGGCACCCTGGTGTTTAGCACAACTGGTAATGCCGCAAGCCAAACAGGTCCTTGGATCGTTTATGATCGTGTTGGTGATCGTGACATTATTACGCAAGGTATGATTGCACAACTTTACTTGCAACCAGTAAACGTTCCAGCAGTTATCCGTGGTAAGTTCAGTGAAGTGTATAACAAGTATCAATTCTTGCCTTACATTGCACAAGGTGACTTGATCAACATGTATTACTACAAGGCATGGCCATTATTGTTTGCACCTGTTACAGATGAAGTTATTAGTGCTACTGGCACAGTTGGCTCAATTACTGGATCTGGTCCTTGGACATTTACTATTACTGGTATGACTGGTGTAGGTGACTTAGAAGTTGGTGATGAAATTTACGCTACAGATGGCACAGGTAGTTTTGGCACTGGTGGTGTTACTACAGTAGCAAGTATTGTAAGCGGCACAAGCATTACAGCAACCACAACTGGTGGCACTATCCCCGATGGCGGCACAGTTACAGGCATTACACAAACAGGTTTATTGGTTCAAAACAACGCAGTATTACAAACATGGCCTGAAGGTTATGTGTATGCTACACTACGTGAATACTACATCAAGCGTCACAACGATACAGATGCCGCAGTTTATGATGCCAAGTTCAAAGACGCATGGAATGTAGTTGAAGACCAAAACAATTTAGGTAAATGGTCAGGTGGGCATACTCGCTTGACAAGTGTATGGCAACCAAGACAGTATCGCCAATACTCAATCAAATAAGGAATCCACATGACAAGTAGTTCAAGTTTATACGGCAGCACAACCACACAAAATTCAAGTTCAAGTAACTCAACAAGTTTGTATGGTGAGGCTGGCACACCAATTCCAGATGCAGGCGGTAATGTAGTAGTTCGTGGAGACTTGTATGTCTTGTCGGGCAACATTCTTACTACTGCTACAACTGGTAATATTTTCCCCACAAACGCAACAACCATCAATTTGGGCACAAGTGCCACAGCAGTCAATATTGGTGCTGGCACTGGCACAACTACAATCAACAATGATTTAACAGTTGGTGGTGGTATTACAGCAGATGGTGCCGACTTTGGCAACATTCAAATTGCTGTAGTAGATAATCAAACAATCAGCACAACTGCTGGTGAACTAAGATTGACCAGCACCAGTAACGCTATCAAACTGCCCAGCGTTACATCAATTTACACAGATACTACTGGCACATTTAACTTGTTAAATCAGCCAACTACTATCAATGCTTTTAGAAACGCTACTGTTTTAGAAATTGGTGAAGATACTGGCACAACTGGTATCAACAACAACTTGCGAATTGATGGCACAAGCATCAACTTGGCACAAGCCACAGACATTTTATACAGTGAAGCAGGCAACAGACTTAACCGCCCTGCAATTCAAAGCACTACTGGGAACACTTCTGGATTTAGAGTTATTGCTCCAAACACAGGCACAACTGCATTAGCAACATTAAGTGTTGGTAATTCAAGTGATTCAGCAAATGTGGAATTCCTGGCATTACAAGCACGCGGTAGTGCTTTAACTGACACATTCCGTATTCTTACTGGTGAGTATATTGCTGGTGTTCAAAATCCAAGTAACAAAAGTGTTGCATTTACTGATAACACAAATACCTACGCCACAGTAAATCCGGCTGGTCCTACAATTGGCACAGACTTGACAACTGTGGATTATGTTGCTGGGCAAATTAGCACTGGTTCTGTAACAAGCATTACTGGCACAGCAAATCAAGTTATTGCTAGCAGTCCTACTGGTGCAGTTACGCTGAGTTTACCACAAAGCATTGGCACAGGTAATTCACCAACATTTGCTGGTGCTACATTAGGTAACATCAAAGTTGGTGTTACAGATAATAATACCATTGACACTACAACAAGCACTTTAAAATTAAGTGCCACAGATGGACAAGTTGGACTAGTTGGTGTTGACACTCTATACACAGATACTACAGGCACATTCTTATTGCTGAATGCACCAACAACAATTTATGCATTTGATAGTGCAACAACATTAGAACTTGGCGATGTCACTGGTTCTACAACTGTTCGTAATGATTTAACTGTTGGTGGCAACAATGTAAACTTGGCTCAAGACACTAGTTTATTATACAGCGAAGCCAATGACCGTGCAAACCGCCCAGAAGTTAAAAGCACAACAGGCAACAGTTCAGGCTTCCGTGTATTGGCACCTAATGCTACAACAAGTGCGTCTTCTAATTTAAGTGCATTTAGCAGTAACGATATAGACAATGGTAAATTTATCAACATCAGTGCTCGTGGTGCTTCTACAAATGATTTGCGTATTCAAACAGGCAAATATACAGCGGGTGTAATAGGTGCGTCGGGCACAGTTGTTAGTTTTGTAGATAATGCAACTACCTATGCTACAGTAAATCCTGCAGGTCCAACTGATGCAACAGACTTGACAACAAAAAGTTATGTGGATGGTTTAATTCCTGATGTGCCAACATACGACACTAACGTAGCCCCAACAACTGGTGGTATTGATTTACAACTTCGCGAACTAAATCCTCCAGGTATCGCTGTAGTTGGCACAACAACATTCTTAGGTGGCACAAACATAACTGTAAGCGAAACTGCTCCTAACGTTGTTACAATTGATAGCACTGATACAAACACCACTTACGACTTTGCGGCAAGTAGCACAACAGGTGGTGCTAACTTAAACTTAACAGGCAGCGATGCCTCAACTGACACAGTTAAACTAACAAACGGTGGTGGCATTACAGCCACATACACAAGTGGCACTGAAGTCACACTTGGTAGTGATGCTACAAGTGCTAATACAGCAGGGGCTATTGTTGCTCGTGATGGTAGTGGCAACTTTGCGGCATCAGGTGCTACACTAGGAAATATTACTGTTGGTGTTGCTGATGATCAAACTATTACTACTACTTCTGGCAACTTGATCTTGGATAGTGCAGGTGGCACATTACAATTGAGCGATGCAGCCATAAGCAGTCCTGTTGCACAAACATGGACAGTGGTAGATAACAACGCCAGTGCTTTAAGCATTGGTTCAACAGGTAAAGCAGACATCCTTAAAATTGTTTCAACTGATGGACTAGAACAACTGACAACAACAGCACAATTTACTGGTGATAGTGCCAATTTAAATCGTTTTATTAGAACATCCACAGGCACAGGTAACAATGCTGTCCTGGCTCTAAGTCGTAATAGAGGTGATGCGGCTCGTGCAGTTGACGGCGGACCTTGGCTGGCATTTGAATATGTAGGCACAGACAACACGCAGGCCACAGCGGGGCAAAATGTCATTCGCAGTCGTTATCAAACCAGCGGCGATCACCAATTGCAATTCCTGCAAATACCTGGCTCTTACGCTACACCAACTGTTATGGGTCAAATCCAGCGTGGTAGCACATTCTTTAATAATACTTTTGGTGGTAACATGCTGTTGTTGACTGACACAGCCGCTACTATTCGTGGTAACACAACCACAATTGCCAACTCAGCCAACACATCAACTTATGCTACATTTGCGTCAAGTGGTATTGCATTAAACAACATTACAAACATAACAGGTGCTGGTTTAAGCACAATTACAAGAACTACTGTAGGCACCCCTGGCACACCAGAAGCACGCCCAAGTTTCAACATTCAACTAACTCGTAGCGATCAAGCCGCACCAAACGACTTTGATGGCACTGGTTTCCGTTATCGTGTTGCTGGCAGCAATGGCACAAACTATACCATTGCTGATATGGCAACAAGTTATAGAACAGGTGGCGATACTCAATGGCAATTGCAATTGGCCAATGGCGACCAAACAGGTGCTACATTTAGTGGTCTAACAACAATTCAAAGTAAAATTACTAGCACTACAATCGCCGCAGGAACTGCAAGTGGTACACCAGGTGCTAGTAGTGTAAGCACAGTGGCAACATTTAATCCAACATCAACACAACTTGCGGCAGGTGGCACAACTTACGCTAGTTTAAGCGGCACTGGTAATACACTTACAAGTAGTGGTAGAACAAACATTGCCAGAACTACGCCTGGAACTGGTTTGTTATTGTTCCAACAAACTGCGGCAGCAGGTCCAGCAGACAACGATGAAATTGATTTCCGTTTAGGTGTTGCTGGCACAGGAACAAGTTCAAACTTTGCTCGCTTTGATGGCACATATAAATCATCAGGTGATAATGAAATTGGTATGAGCGTGAGTACTGACTCGTTTAGTGCAGACACAGATCGTATCTATGTTGGTAGCAGAGCCAGCACAAAGATTCGTGCTACACCAAGCGGTGGTGGAACAGCAAGTGATATCTTGACTGTAACAGATACTAATGTTACTTCAGCAAGACCATTTGTGTTCCCTGCTTACACAGCCGCAGCCGCTAACGCAATCACAGGTGCTGTTGGTTGGCAAATTGCCATTACAGATAGTGCTGGTGGTAGTAATCCAAATGGCATGATGGCATTCTGGGACACAACAAACGCTCGTTGGAGTTACATCCACGATAACTCAGCAGTATAATCATGTCATCAATTGAAACAACCGCCGCAAGACTAAGCACACACGAACAAGTGTGTGCTGAACGCTATAAAGGAATTGAAATTCGCATGGACAATATTGAAACGCGAGTAGATGTTATTTGTGCAGATATTAAAGAACTAAAGCAAACCAACGACAAACAGTTTAATGAAATTAAAGTGATGCTGACCAACGCCAAGGACGAAAAGTTCAAGACTGTGGTCACAGTTTCTGGCACTATCATAGTTGCATTACTGGGTGTCATGGGTTATCTAATTACACACATCAAGTGATGTAATCTCCAGATGTTAAACGGCATACATAACTGTATGCAAGAAGATATTTGGACAAACACAAAAACAAACACTACCTCGGGGATTACAGGTCCTCTTGGTAGTCCACGCGGATGGCTACGGCGTGCCTTGGATGTTGTCAACTTAGATGACACCACATTCCACCCTACATCAATAACACCTCCGGAAATATCTGTTGCAGGTATTTGGTATATGCCTGTTACAAAATTACCATCAACTGGACATCATAGAGAACTGATACGTTGGTTCGACACACCTGATGCTGAACACATGGTTCGCAGATACAACAGAGAATTATTGCCGGCTGTGGGCATTGCTGCCGCTGTTCCGTTCCATGAAGTAATGCACTGGCTTGATGTTTATAGAAAAGCAGGGGCCACATTTACCTGGTGGAAACGGCCTGAGAACAAAAGTGCTAGAGCCAGCACCAGTGAACGCCCAGCGCGACGCCAATTGGATTATCCTGCAATATATGCACTCTTGGACCAGGGCTTGACTCCTACACAAATTGGACACAAGTTGGACATACCCAGTCCCAACATTGAGTATGTTAAAAAGAAGTGGTTGGCAGGAGATGCACCAACAATACACAAGTCACAAATTGATGTTGAAGCACTTCGTCGTGATTATCTTGGCGGCTTGAAAGCACCGGAGATTGCAGAAAAGTACGGCACTAGTGAAAGTTATGTGTATCGCATGATGCGTGGTGTGCGGGAGTTAAAGTCATGAGCCGTCCACAGCCCACGCATGTTTGCAGCCACACAGAGGGCGATTTGGTAATTGAAATTTGTGCGGCTGATGCTGTGTATGCTGTGCTATACTGCGGTAGGCCCATTAAAATACGCAAGCACAATCCATCCTTGCGGTATCAAGGCATGAAGTATAGCAAGACTGCTTTTCCTGAGCCAGGACATGCTATACGCTTGGCCCGCAAATTGAACACGGTTTACAACACAACGGACTTTTCAGTTGCAGTTATGACTGAAGGCAGAACACTTAAAGAGGTAAATATAGTATAAGGAAATGATATGGCAAAGAAAATATTTGACAAAGAAGATAAACTTGTTGGCTTTGAGCCAGGAGTAATTTACGAACTACGCTTTACACATTCAGGTGTGGACATTCCGTTTTATGTTGGTGAAACAACTGACACAGAACGCAGACTAGCAGAACACCGTTACGGTGCACGAACTGCAACAGCAGACTCAGAAACCAAATATCAATTTATTGCAACTGCACTAGATGCTAATGGCATTCCTTGGACCTTGGTGCCTGTTGTCAACTACGGTGCAGAAGGACCAGAAGCCTTAGAGGATGAACACATGATGACTCTACTGGTGGATGGCTATGAACTTACCAACGAGAAAAAAGGTAATGCCTCATGGATGCAGGAACGGGTAGCAGTTGCTGAAGACATGCGTGAACGGGGCATACGCAGTTTTAAAGAATACAAACAGACACTAGCAGAGGAACAAGAACTGCTGGGCGACAAACGGACTCCAGAACAAATTGCACAACTGGCCCGTGTCATGACAGGCATCAAAGGCTCGGCAGAAGAGTCATTGCAGTGGGCCATTAAGTTTGAGAAACGGCAAGCACGCCGCAAGAAGCAGGACCGTGAAAACGCAGAAAACAACTTCCTGGACCGACTACAGGGCATTGCAAAGGAGACATTTAAATTGGCTGAACAATTTCCCATTGAAGAACAAATTAAGTTACTACAGGACCTGTACTTGACTTACCAGCAAAATAACGGTAGTGAAGCAGTTCTCCAGATGACAATGAAACGGCTAACGGAGTTACAAGCAGAGGCTAAGTAATATTGTCAGTGCAACGCTGATACTCTTTGACAATTTACTAACCTGCATCGGACAGCCAGCTGTCCTTTTCAGGTGAAAGCAGCCTAGTAAACTACTTTCCCGTCCATAGCAAGTATGGTGGGCCTACGTCAAAGAGGGAAAAGATTTCCCAGGACCAAAAATTGTGTAGCCTATTGGCTATGCTAACCAACCTAAGGAAATGATATGAAAAATGATATTGATTTAACATTTGACTTGAATGATCAAGTGTATGATGCCATTGAAAACGCTAAAAATTTATACGATAATTTATTGTGTGCTGATATATTAAGTGGCGACTATAACGATCAAGCAATTATTGAAATTGCTAAAATGGTTTTGTCTTTACAAAAATGAACCTCAGCATACACCACACACGTGGTAAGTCTGATAATCCTGATTACACAAATCTTGGCTATGGATGGGTCAATGTCGAAGCATCCTGGCCTGAAGCGTTTGAACTAATCACAGTAGACGGCTATGCAACAAGTGCTGAACTAACAAGCGACAATCGTAAAGAAGCAAACTTTTTAAGCAGACAACTGCTAATGGTGGATGTTGATGGTGGTATGACCATCCCCAACTTGCTTGAAGATGCGTTTTACAATGAGTATGGTGCTGGCTTTTATGCTACGCAGAGTTTTACTCCCGAACTACACAAGTTTCGCATTTGCTTTGTGCTTGAAGCGGCAGAAACAGATGCAAGCCGTTTACGCAAAATTATTAGAGGACTACTACAAGTATATCCTGCTGGTGATGAAGCCTGCAAAGATCCTGTGCGGTTGTTTTATGGCAATCCCAATTGTGAATTAAAAGAACGCACAGACAGACTGCTGACAAACGACATTGTTGAGCAGTTGGTTGCTATTGTAGAAGAACATGACCGTGCAAGTGCAGAAGCAATGACGCAGTACACAGGTCCTGCTCCGCAACTTAATGATGCACAACGACAACGCATACTAGATTTGCTGAAGCAAACTTTTGTAGGCAGTTATCCAATTTGGCGTAATATTGGCTGGGGCTTGAAAGCAGGTGGCTTTGCACTTGCAGACTTCCAGTACGTTACTACAGGCATGATGAGCAAAAAGACTGCTGGTGATGCGGCAACTGTTTGGACACACGGCGGCCAGGTTGGCAAGCCGGTTACAATGGGAAGTGTTATACACTTGCTAAGAGAAAAGCATGGCAAGGACTGTTTAAAAATAAATGAACAGGACAAACTTAATAGCATGGCAAAAGAATTGCTATCAGAATACAAAAGGAACTGAAATGGGAGTAGTTATTACTATGGTGGATGAAGCAAGAACAGCAACTGAACAGGCTATTGCAGACTTCCGAACAACAGAAAAAACTTTAAACACACGCATTGATGATTTAATTAAAGAACAACTATTAGCAGAAGCACAAGACGCAGACTTAAAGGGCGAAGCTAAAAAACAAAACAAAGCAAACATCTCAAAACTCAAGGCTACTATTAAACTAACAGAACAAGAACTTGGCATAACAAAAACTAAACGTGTAGAAGCAGAACGCAAACTGGCAGAATTTACTAATAAACAAACACAGAACTTTGTAAAACAAAACACAACTGACAGCGTATTAAAAACTTTTACTGACAACAACATACACTATGTGATCAATGGACGCAAATGGTGGAGAGTTGAACAGGACAGCACAGGTGGCATACGCATTAAAGATCACGACTACTTGGAACTTAAAGACTTGGTGTATTACAGCACTGATTGGGAAATTAAAGAGGAAATGGAAGTAAAGCGTTTTGCCAAAGAGAACGGCAGGTTTTACAAGGACATTGTGCGGGACTTTACTACAAAAAATGTAGCAGGTATTTACAATCAAATGGACGACATTAGACGCTACTGGTTGCAGCCTATTACAGACGATCAACCCCCGCATCCTGCGTTTTTATTACTGACACTTAGTATTGGTGGGGGTGAACTGGACTACAGTGATCAACTTGAACGCTTGATTGCTTACAGATATGTGCATCCTGAAGACGTTATGGTCCCCAACATTGACAGTTGTGCTACAGGTGGTACTGGCAGAGACACGCTGTTTAACATTATACGCACAATCTTTACAGATGAGTGCTGTGGTGAAGTTAGCGAAGAGACTTTTAAGGGCACACACAATGGCGACTTGTTTGGCAAAATGTGGATCAAAGTAAACGAGCAAAGTAGCACAAGTGTTCCTATTGACAAAGTAAAAGCACTTACTGGTGACAGAAAGTACAGACACAGACAAATGAACACAGATGCTAAAGATGTAGTTAGACTGTTTAACTTTTTCTTCTTTCGCAATGGCTTTACAACAACTGCAAAATTAGCAGGCACTGGTAGTAGTGGTGAAGACAGACGCTTTGAGCCTATTATTGCCAGGGTAAATTTAGCACGCTATGTTGCTTGGCATCTTGGACTTATTGCTGATTTAGATACTATGCTAACGCCCGAGCAAGAAGCACAGGCTGTTACAGAGATTAAAAAATGGCAACGAGAAGTGTTTAACAATCGTGAAGAAATTGCACGTTGGTTAGGCTATATTATACAAAAGCATGCGGCACAAGGCATGAAGGAACTGACGCCTATACATGGTAAGTTTTATGAGGAAATGAAATTGAGACAACGCAAAGGTATTGATGTGTTTATGCCCAAGTTTTTGGCACTTATGAGCCGAGGCGACAGCACATGCATTAGTGTAAAAGATGTACACAAACTGTATGAAGTTGCAGAAAGTGCAAAAGTTACAAAGGACTGGTTTAAGAACCAAATGATGTATTGGTTAAACAGCAAACAGGGCTGGGACTGTGTAGAAGAACAAGATGACATTTACCCGTTTGATGGTGCACACAGTAGCACACGCAGACGCTACTTTGTTGTAGTAGACAAGTTAAAACAGCCCGCCAAGCGTGTGTTTAACATTGAAGACTTTATTGATATTGATACACTTGACGACAAGGGCAACAGAGTTGGGGAAAAAATTAGTCCGTTTAGTATCCGGGACGAACTAAAATAACTGCGTAAACAAGGTGCGTAGATAGTGGTTTTGAGGGGTTTATTAGTATGCAAATATTTCCTGATAAAAAAAATATTTACAGAAACGCTAAAAACCACTGGTTACGCTACGCACTTACGCACCTGACTTACGCAGATACTAAATAACATACAACGAAAGGAACTGAAATGATAGTATACCCATTAAGCAACAGAGACTCATTACGAGTCATTATGGCACGTGTGCCTGCCGCAGGAGTCAAATTTATATGCCCTGCAATACAACAATTTTTTGATGATGAACGTGCAGGATTATGCCATGTTGAAGTCAAACGGCTAGTTACAAGACTATTTGCTACAGATGAATACCCAGGCGTGCAACATGAAGTGCGTGTAACATATACTGACCCTGAATTAGAGTTTGAACGCAAACTCGCTGTGTGATAAATAAAGTGCTGGGGTTTTTATTAGGCCATTTTCCTCAGCATCTCCAGTAGGACCAAGGTGATCGGATCTTGGTCCTACACCTTTGAAAAGGAATCATAACGGCTAAATTGATGATTGACTACACAGACACAAACTGTTATAATAAATACACAACAACAAAAAGGCCCTACAATGAACGCAGAACAAGCACAAGCAATTGTTGATACTGCACTTAAAAAGTATCAACTGGCTCAACGTCAACTACAACGAGCACAACACAATCCATCACCTGCTGACATGTTACGCATACTTGCTGACAGCAATTATATCAGCAGACTAAAATTAAAAGCAGAACGCACACTTAAAGCAGTTGAATACTGGCAGGATGTTGTTGACAGCAACACTTACGGTGTTTACGACTTTGCTTACTTTGGTAAAGCATACAAGTTAAACTACTGCTGACCAAACGGCTAAATTGCTAGACCAAACGGCTCACACGCTGATACTACATTGATAAGTATAGTATGCAACAACAAGTTGCTGAATAGTAAAGCAAAGGTAAAAAGCAATGAACACACAACAAACAACACAACAAAACGCAGACTACGCAACACTGGTCCTAGAACAAGCACTGGCAGTAGTTGAAGGTAGTTTTTATCAACTACGCGATGAAGTCCTGGACAGTGATCAACTGTTTGAAATGCGAATCAGACTAGCAGACACAGCAGACGCAATTGCTGTAGCATGTAAGCACATTGAAGCACTACAACGTGCTGTTGACTTGGAGTCAGCAGAATAATGTATTACTTGCTTGATGATGTCAAGCAAGCGTGGAGATACCGTAATGCTCCAAGCCCTGCTTGGACTCGAGACAGCGTAGACTACTGTGCTGGACACATGAACAGCGTGCCCAGTTACGGTAGTGACTTACGCTTGCACAAGGCAGTTAGTCGACAAGTGCTACAGGGTGGCTACATGCTGGAGTTTGGTGTAGCAACTGGACGCAGTATTAGACACTGGGCCAAATTATTCCCTGGACACGACATATACGGTTTTGATGGCTTTGAAGGCATTTACGAGCCCTGGAATGGTTTACCAGCAGGACACTTTGCACAAGAGTTACCCCGTGTGCCCAACAACGTGCACCTGGTAGTTGGACGCTTTGCAGACACATTACCCAATTGGACCAAACAACATACTGGCTTTGCTAGTTTGATACATATTGACTGTGACTTATACTCTGCAACAAAGGATGTGTTCAAGTATTTGAAACCCTACATACGCAGTGGCACTATCATTGTGTTTGATGAGTATTGGAACTACCCAGGTTGGCAACAACATGAGTTCCGTGCTTGGGCAGAAGAAAAACGAGCATATGACTACATTGGTTATGTACATGGTGGCAATTACCAACCTGTTGCTGTTAGAGTAAAGTAATCGTTGACACCGCAGGCCTAAACCAGTATAATAAATACAATGCGATGCACAATGTGTCGCATTTTAAAAGGCCTATAATGAACAAACAAGACAACCTAATCCACACAGCAATTGAAGAAGCAGATGCATTGTTTATGCAAATGCTGAATGACTATCCCCAAATTGACAGCGAAGATCACAGACAAGAAACTGTGCTACTAGGCATGATGACCAATTGTGTTAGTCGCTTGCACATCCTGGGATGGTCAGAACGAGAACTGGTAGCAGAAGTATTTGATTGGTGTGAGAAAGCCCGTGATTGGAGAGAAGAACACGGCAACAACGAATAAGTAAACGCGGGCATGCAGAATAAGTCCCGACGATGAATGAGAGAAGCCCCCACGCTGTGAAGTGTCAGGGCTTTTTCTACGGCACTAAATACTACATTATTAAAGGACCATAAACCCAATGGCACAAACTAAAAGAGCATTTGATGAAGTGCGAATCCCACTATCAAAGATGACATTTAGCCCAGATGTCCCTAGCACAGCACTGGGCCCAAACGAATACAACGCAGGACTCAATGTGGAAACAGATGTTAGAGGCATCCGTAGTGTTTCTGGAGATGAGATTGCATTACCAACTATCCCGGGCACACCAACTTTTATCACTGGTGGCTTCCGCACACCCCAAGGTGGAGTTGACAATGACTTTTACTTTATTGCGGCAACTACAGAAGGCTCGTGGTATGCCAGTAATGGAGAAGGAGCCTGGCAAGACATTACTCCTGGTGCTGGACCATTTGCCACATACACGCAAGCAACAAACATTACAGAAGCATGGAACGGTACTGTGCCATTCTTCAATGATGAAGCAAATCCTCCCATGTTCTGGCCAGAGTTTGCGGGACAGAGTTTTGCTACAACAGGCTTTAGTTCCACAGCAGGCACAGCAACTGTAACATTTGACACATTTAGTAGTTCAATAACTGGATGTGAGATCTCAGGCACCGCTGGTGAATTTAACTACACAGGTGGCGGCACATTAAAAGTCAATATGAAAGTCACTGTAAGTGGCACCAATAGCGGCACTGGCACTATTACAGGATATTCAAATCCCACAACATATTACATTGTGGCCACTAATGGCACAAGCACATTTACATTAAGCACTACACTGGGTGGTTCAGGTGTTACAACAACAGCAGGCACACTGACTGGCCTGAGTTTCAGTTACACACCATTTGCTATTGGACAAGAGATCCTGATCCAAGGTGTGATCCCAACAGACATTCGTGGCCTGCAAACAGTCACAGGCGTCACCAATTCAAGTGTGAGTTTTGGGTGGGGTAGTGTAGGCACACAACTTGTGTCTGGTTCAGTAAGTGATCCGTATCCACAGTTGATCATGTATAGCAACACGCTACCAGGCAGCATTACGGATATTGTTTACAACGACCCAACCACGCAAAAGATTACACTAGCAACACCTTACACAATTGCTCCATACAGCGAAGGCGACAAAATTGTTATCAGTGATGTCAACAATTACTTTAACGGTATCTACACAGTGGTAAGTTCTACCACTAGTGAAATCATTTACACAGCGTCACCAGGTGCGGCATATCCAGCGTCAGGTGGTTCAGTGGCTCCGTTATATGCTTGGAACTACAATGCCAACTGGGCCAGTTATTATGCCAAGTTTATGCGACTATACAACACACCCAACGTGGGTAACATTCTAGTTGCTGGTGGTATCACAGTGACCTTACTGGATGGCACAGTTCAAGAGTTGCCGGTATATGTGCAGTGGAGTGTGCAGTTTGGATTAAACGAAGCACCAACAACATGGGAACCAACGGTGACAAACGTTGCCAACTTTAACAACGTGCCGCTCCGTGGACAAGTGTTGGATGCGTTCCCAACCAACGGACAACTATTCTTATGCAGTTACTGGGATACTGTTGTGTTGAGTCCTTTAAACTATTCAACAACTACAACTCCTATTCTGGGCGTAAGACTTGTAAACCAAGGTCGTGGATTATTAAGTAGTAACTGCTGGGCCAACACAGACAAACTAGTGTATGGTATTGATGCTAGAGACATTTGGGTCTTTGATGGACAAGACTTTCAAGGGCTTGGCAACCAGCGTGTGAAGAATTGGTTCTATGATCAATTGGATCCTGCTTATGTGGATCGTGTGTTTATGGAAACAAATACACAGAAGAACCAAGTTGAGATTTACTATCCTACAAAGGTTCCTGTAATCAGTAACATTGCTATTACCTCAACAGATGGCTGGTTCAGTTGCGGTTTAGAATACGGCTATGGTTCTGGCCCAATGCGTAATGGACTAAGTGTTGTCCTAAGTGGCACTGAATCAGGTTCGGGCAGTATTAGTGGCTACACTAGCCCAACAACTTACTATGTGATTGATTCCTATGAACTAGAAGGTGTCACATATTTCCAACTAAGCACAACTTATACAGGTTCAGCAATTACAACCACAGTGGGTTCAGTAACTGGTGTAAACTTTGAATTTGTAAGTGATGGCGTGCCCAACATGATGCTGAGTTATCGTTATGACTTAGATTGCTTTAACGCACCGCGTGAAGTGCAGAGTGCTACATTTGCTACTGAAAGCCCACAGTGGACCAGCAGTGAATTTTATTTTAATGTAACTGGAACCAACTTGACTGGCACAGGAACAGGAGCACACTTTAACATTCTTAGAACAGTAGAGTCATACCTGGCGTTCCCAACTCCCAACGTGCGTGGCACTGGTTATGCTGTTGGCAACACTATAAAAGTTTTAGGCACAGCACTGGGTGGCACTACTCCTGCCAACGATGCAACACTAACAGTTGCCAGTATTGACTCAGGCGGACGCATTGCTACACTGACAGCAACTGGCACAGCACAAGACACATGGGTATACGATGCTGGCAAGCGTAATGTAATATATGCTCGTGGCTTGGAAAACAGAACTCTAGTGCAACAGGATGAGGGCTACAATTTCTTAGGCCCACAGACTCGTGAGTATGAGATCAACAGTTACTTTAGACGAGACAATATCAAATTGCTTGAAGACTATTCGGGCAAGTTGCTGGTGCATCGTATTTTACCAGAAGTTGTAAACTTAAATGATATTGGACTTCCCATCAACCCTGTGCAAACTCCTAGTCGAATTGGTAGCGTTGATGTTAAATTAGAAGGTGCTAACTCTGTTGGACAGCAGCCACTAGAAACAACAGCAATCACAATGGCAACAGACACAGACAATCCTTGGGTGCAGATTAGCCAGAATGCTCATAGAGTAAACTCAATCGAATTGGGTAATACATCAACAACAACTATTTGGATGTGTAATGCACTAACTTGGCAATACACACAAACGGAGGACGATAGATAATGGCCAAGTATCCTGTAGAAATAAGCGATGCAGAAGGCACCAACGATGCCATCAATTACTTGCTTTCTGGTCCCAGTGGCTTAGGTCAGAACTTTAAAGGTTTTAGTACTTACTTGCCCAGTGACTTGACTGGTAACTTTCGTCCACCATTTAGCATTGCGGCTCTGACCAGTCCAGCCTATGCTAATTTGTATGTGCCACCAATTCCCTTGAGTAGTTCAGAACGACTTAATGGATTTACATGGAAGTTTACTTTTGTAACGCCCATGGCTCCACCGTTTGCATTAGGACAAGGCCCGCTGATAAGTGGTGTAACAACAGCAGTTGATACTGTGCCATTAGATGATGTAGATGCCACTAGTGTCACAAGTGGAACCAAGGCTGCAAGTGCATTACCAGTAAACTACACCAATGTGGCCACTACAGTTCTAACAGGATCTGGTAGTGGCTTGGTGCTGACTGTGCAAGTTGGTGACAGCGTGTTACCAGAACCTTACACTAATTTTAACACAGGTGTTACAGCCACAGCGTCAGGCACAGGATTTGCAGTTGGCGACACAGTAAAAGTCCTAGGCACAGCATTAGGCGGCGCAACTCCTGCCAATGACTTGGTGTTGACTATTGATGCAGTAACAAACGAATATAATGGCGATTATTATAACGGTCCTGGCGTAGTAGAATGCACAACGGATTATTGTATCATTCGAACCAACCGCAGTTTCCCAGACCCTGGACCAGGCACAGGCGGAACTATTAGTTTAAGCAGTATGGGCTTTGATATCTCTACAGATTGCAATGCCAAGGTAACTGTGAGTGGTGGCACTGATCGTGTTTTTATTAGTGGACAATTGGCCAGCAACATATCATATGATTGTTTCCTTGAACCCTCTACAGACTTGACTTATACTGTAAGTGTAAACAGATTAAAAGGTTCTATTACAAGTGATCCTGTAAACCCAGAATATCGTTTTAGTTACGATGGCACAATTGCATTGAAAACATTTACATTCCCTGCCCTTGCGGCTGGCACAGGAACAACAGCAGAAGTGGATGCTATCTTTACAAGCATTATTGATCAGCCTGCTCCCGGCTACTATTGGTATCTTATTGAAGTGAGTTTTAGTGGTGATCCATACGGTATTGAAGTAACAAGTTCTAGACAGTTCTTACGCTCTCTAAGTGCTCAAGTGGTCAAAGAATAAACTAAATATAACAATGATAAAGTATAGAAAAGCCACAGAAGAAGATGTTGCAGGATTAAAAGCACTTACGGACAGTATGTTAAGTCATACAACTTTAGGTGTTGCAACACTAGCAAAGATTCAAGCCTTAGTGACCAGTCCCATTACCTTGGTGATGCTGGCCATTAAAGATGATGTTCTAGTAGGCTTTGTGTGTGGCATTGTGCATGAAAGTGTATTCAATACTACACGGCGTGTTAGTGACATTGGTTTATATGTTGCACCAGAATATAGAAGTAGTGAAATTGCCGCTGTGCTAGTAGAACATTTAGAAACATGGGCAATGCGTGTGGGAGCAAGTCAAGTATGGCTTGGCCAAACTACAGGAGACAATCCTCGTGTAGTAGAAAGATTTTATAACCAGTTAGGCTACAAGACTAAAGGGTTTAATTGTTTAAAGGAATTATAATATGTGCGGTGGATTTGTTGGAGACATTCTAGACACAGTAGGTGATGCTATTGAAGACGTTGGTGACTTTATTGGTGACACAGTAGAAGCCATTGTTGATGATCCGTTACAAGCCATTGTCACAGTGGGTGCTATGGCCATGGGTGTTCCACCTGTTTGGGCTGGTGCACTAGGTGGCGCGGCTGGTGCCGCAGAAGATGGCGGTAATATTTTAGAAGGTGCACTACTTGGTGGAGCAACTGGCTATGTAGGCGGGCTTGCAGGTAATGCAGCCGCAGGTGCAGGTGCAGGACAAATCCTTAGTGGTGCCGCAGGCGGTGCAGCCGCAGGTGCTACAGGTGCCGTTTTAACAGGCAACGATATTGTTCAAGGTGCTTTAACTGGTGGCGTTATGGGTGGTGCGTCAGGTGCCATTGCCAGTTATGTAAATCCGCAGACTGGTAATTCAACTTACACATTTGATGACGGTTCAACTATTACTCGTGATGTTAGTGGTAACGTTGTAGGCTCAACTGTGAGTCCTTACATGGATGCTCCCGTAGTAGATTTAAGCACACCAGCAGGTGGCGGAGGTTCTGGAACAAATGTAGGCTACGAGATTGGGGGCGGTCCTGTTACTCCTACTGCTCCTGTAGAACTAGTATCAACAGGCATAAGCGATAGTAGTGCAGGCACAGTTTACAACGGTCCTAATGGTATGGAAGTTGTGTTAGATTCAGGTAAGACTGTGTTGTTAAGCGACTACATGGCAGCAATTGAAAGCGGTAGTCCAATCTCAGTAGACGGTATGATGCAAACAGACTTCCGTGTTGAAAGTTCTGGTATCCCTCGTAGTGTCGAAAACCCAGGCAGCGGCAACTTGCCAGAAGGTCATGAACTTGCGTCAATTGAAAACTCAAACGGTGCTCGTTGGGATGAGAGTTTAGAAACTTATGTAAACCCTGAAACAGGTGCTTACTTTGACCAATCAAGCAATGCATGGGTTCAGCGTACTGGTTCAGTGCCTGCAACAGGTGGCGATGGCAATTACGGTATCCCAGACAGTTATGTTGCTCCTGTAACAGTAAACCCAGATGGCTCATCAACTACTATCAACTGGAACGGTAGTGTTACAACAACTTATAGCGATGGCACAAGTGTAACAAACAATCCAGACGGTTCAAGTTTAACTCGTGATGCCAGTGGCACAAGTCATATTGGTGGTGATGGTGGTAAAGGTGGTGCTGTTGACATGGGCAATGGCTCTACAACATACACTTACGATGATGGTTCAAGTATTACTATCCACCCTGATGGCACAGCAACAAGCACACCTGCTCCTGCAGATGTTCCTGAAATTACAATTACAGGTGATAGACCTACAACTGGCACACCTGTAGGCGATGCAGGCGAAATTGTAATAGTAGGTGAAAGACCTACTACAGGCGTTGGTGGTGTAGATTTGATTACAACTCCAGTTACTCCTGATACTACAGTTACTCCAGGTGGCGATGGATGGACTCCGACTCCTGTAACTCCTATCTTCCCAATTGTTACACCTAAGACTCCTGTAACACCTCCTCCTGTAACACCTCCTTATACTGTGACTCCAGCAGATCCACTGCCTGACTTAAAGATCCCAAGTGGATTGAATCCAGGTTGGATTGAACCAACACAGTTTTATAACACAACTAGCCCAGTGCAGAGTCAATACTACTGGGGCGGTCATGGTTATCAAGAAGGTCCTACATTTAACGCACAACAATACAACACGGTGCCTGATGCACCACGCACACCATGGGGCTTACAAGAGATGGCTCCAGTAGCAAGACCACAAGAACTTGTTGATTACATCAACAGTCCAGAATATCAAGCACAATTTGTGTCAGGTCCTGTTGCTCCTGTTAGAGGCTAATGCCGCTGACTAAATATACAAAAGGAAAACGATAACATGGACTTTAGCACATCAAGTACTTCAACTGCACCAGTTACAACTGAAGAACAAAAAGCCGCTATTAGAGCACAAACTGCAATGTTGACTGGAACTATTATTCCGTCATACACACAAGCAGTTGGCGGTGCAACAAACATTTACAATCAAAACGCAGGCGGTGTGTTGAATGCCGCACAAAACCAAGCAGGCACAGCACGCCAAGCACAAGAACTATTGGGCAGCACAGGTGAAAGTGCATTACGCACTGGTATTAGTGGCTTACAAAGTGTGTTTGATCCTGCTTATGCACAACAACAAATTGCAGCCGCTATGGGTCCTGCACAAGCACAATACATGCAGAACTTGGAAATGCAAAATCGTAGCATGGGTGGTGCTGGCATGTTGGGTAGTGCTAGACAAGCCATTGCTGATCGTGCATTAGCAGGTCAGAACCAAGCAAACCAACAACAATTGGCTGCACAAGTTGCAAACAATGTAATGGGACAACGTTTAAGTGCCGCAAACCAATTGGCCAGTTATGGACAAGGCGGTATTGGACAAGCATTAGGTGCCGCAGGCAACGCAGTAAGTGCCTCCATGGTGCCACAGCAATTATACAATCAATATGCGAGTGTATTGTTTGGAACTCCAGCCGCAAGTTATCAGCCTGACTTCCGTGGCACACAAGGCTCTACTACAGATAAAGATAGTATGGGTTTGAGTTTCAAGGGCATTAGCTTCTAAAAGGATAATACAAACATGGCAGCACAATTTGATGAAATGGGCAACTACCTTGGCGAATACGAAACTGAAGAAGAACGTAAACGCCGAGAAGAAATAGCCAACACGGCTGTGCAAACAACCGAAGTTAAAACTTACGGCGACGGCACACAAGAAAGAATTACCAAGGAAGAAATTCCCGGAGCAATTACTCCTAAAACAATGCTTACTGCGGCAGGTCCTGTAAGCCCAGATACCTTTGCTCGTATGCAACAAGCAGAATCAGGTGGCAGAGACTTTACAGCACAAGGTGCACCTTTGACAAGCCCTGCTGGTGCTATGTTCAAGAACCAAGTGATGCCTGCAACAGCAGCCAATCCTGGTTATGGTGTTAAGCCTGCACAAGCACAAACTCCAGAAGAGTATAATCGTGTTGGTGCAGAATATTACCAAGCCCTACTAAAACAATTCAATGGTGATGAGCGTAAAGCCGCAGCCGCTTATAACGCAGGTCCTGGTCGTGTGCAACAAAACATGGCACAGAATCAAGGACAAATGAATGAAGCACAATTACCTAAAGAAACACAAGGTTATTTGGGCAAAGTATTCAACGCTATTATCCCTAGTGCTCAAGCAGGCACATTACCTGCTGGACAAGCACAGCGAGCCGCAACAATTAGCCCACAAGGCCCAGTTGCTCCTGGACAGTTGCCACAAATGGGTCAGCAAGTGCAACCACAAATGCAAATTGATGATAACGGTAATAGACTAATCACAAATGCAGATGGTACTACTACAGTATTAGGCCCGGACAACAAGCCCTTGGCTGCTGGTGGCATGGAAGCACGTGATACTGCTGAGTTTCGTAATAGACTGTTTGCAGAAGCAGGTAAAGATCCATTCAAGTGGATGGAAATTGCTAAGAATCCTGAGTATGCACAGTTCCCAGCAATGCAAACTGTTGCCAAACAACAAACTAGAAACTTGTTAGAGCAAGAGTTTCAAATGAACAACGCCAAAGAGCAAACAACTAAATTAGTTGCGGCTGCGGCACAAGGTGATCCTAAAGCAAGTCGTGCCATTGCTGATGAACTAAAATCGCAAGAAGGCTCTTGGGCTAAAATGATTTTATTGGGTTTCTTAAGTCCACAACTGGCTGGTGAAGAAGCAGTTAAATTAGGCTTTGGTAACAAGTGGACCAGTGCAACTAATGACAAGGGTGAAACTGCATTGATTCAAGTCAATGCAAAAGGTTTACCACTAAAAGGTATTACAACTGACAACAAACAAGTGCCGCAAGAACAATTAGCCGGTTACATGACTGGTGGTGGTTTAGGTAAAGGTGCAAGTTTAAGTGCTGAAGTTTATGTTGATCCTGCTACAGGTGCTCGTTATCGCTCAGGCTATGATTCGGCTGGTAAGGCTGCCCTGGTAAACATTCAAGGTGGTGCACCATTCAAAGGCGATCCTCGAAAACTTACGCTACAAAGTATTGGCACAAGTCAAGCCAAAGCAGACATTGGTCTTATTACTGACCTTAAAAAGAAACATGGCACTAATGTTCTGGATGCTGAAAAAGATTATGTGTCTATCAATGGTCCATTCAAGACGGTAGAAGATAGACAACAGTTCCGTCAAGCATATGGCTTTGATTTGGCACAACCAAGTGGTGCTCCAGGTGCTGTGCAAACTGCTCCAGCAGGTGCTCCAATGCAGGCTGCTCCCGGCACACAAACACAAGGTGCTCCAGCAGGTGGCACAACAGCAATGCCAGCAGGTGGCGGTGTAAATGTTCCATTAGCACAACAAAAACAAAACGTTGAAGTAAGTGATGCATACCGTAAAGAAGTAGTTAAGAAAGCAGGAGACATTGTTGCCACAAGTGATAAACTTGTTAGCGAAATTACAAATGCTGAACGTGCGGCAACAGATGCACTAACTAAACCAAATAACTTTGGCACATTGATCCATGGACAGATCCCAGGTGAATACACTATGGGTCAAATGTTTAAGACACAAGATGCTGTGAACACAGCAAATGTATTAGAAGTTGTAAACAAAGTTGCGGCTACTAATGCTAAAATGTTGGGAACAAACCCAACGGATCGTGACTTGCAGTTTGTTACAAGCACCAAGCCAGATGAAACATGGAGTGCTGAAGCAGTTGCTGATTGGTTGCGTAAGAGTGCAGATGGCACACGCAGAACCCTAGACTTTGCTCGCAAGCAAATGGAGTCAGGTGGCAAGTTTGTGCCTGAAACGCCACAGCAGCCAGCAGACGCACCAACCAAGCGTCTAAGCAAAGAAGAACGAGATGCAGTTGAATGGGTTCGTAAGAACCCTAATGATCCACGAACACCTGAGATCAAGAAACGTTTAGGACTATAATATGGCAGAGTTTGACCCAGATGCATTCCTAGCCCGTGATGAAAAGCGTGAGAAAAAATCTACAGGTTTTGACCCTGACGCTTTTTTAAAGAAGACACAACCTGAATCAGCACTACAAACTTTTGGGCGTAGTGCCGCAAGCATGGCTGACTCGGCATTAAATGCTGTAACTGGCACACTTGATTATGGTGCTTATGCTTTGGCTCGTGCGGCAGGTCGTAGTCCAGAACAAGCAACAGCAGAAACAACAAGTCCTAAAGATGTTATTGGTCGTATGGCTGGCGTTACAGGCACACCTGGTTATGAAAATGCACCATTACGAACTGTTGGTAATGTAGTAGGACAAACTATTGGTGAAAATGTAGTTGCTCCTATTGCAAGTGCTACAGGATTACCAGAAGCAGACGTTGGCAACATGGTCAATAGTGCAATGATGGGTATTGCTCCAGCAGTTCCCAAAGTTGCTGGTGCTGTCAAGCCAGTTGTAAAAGGTGCTTACGATGTTGGTGCAGGTTTTGGTGGCACAATTACAGGACGCACAGCGGCTCCAGGTGCACAACCCAAGCCTTGGCAACAACCCAGTGCTAGACAACCTGTAGGAGACACATATATTCCTGCTCCTGTGCTGGAACAATATCGTGCTGGTGCAATCACAGCAGAACAAGCACAAGCAGCCGCAAGACCCACAAGTGAATTATCGGGCTTGGCTGCAACTGGTGGCAATGTTCCTTATGCTGGACAAGGCATGCGAGCGTTTGGTGAACAACTAGGCGAAACATATCGTAATCCATTAAACGTTTTAACTGATGTGGGTTTGGATGTAGTAACTGGCGGTCCATTGCCAACAATTGGGCGTATGGGCTACAAAGGCTATCAAGCGTACAATGCCAACAAACTAAGCAACTTGGGCTTTACACCATTAGCACCAGATGAATTTAGTGCGTTGCGTCCAGGTGGACCAGTAGCCCCAGGCGGTGGTGGTGCTGGTGCTATTAGACAACAAGCAGCCGCAAAAATAAACACACAAGCATTGCCTCCAGAAGTCATTGCCGCACAACAAGCAGCCGCAGATGCAAAAGTAGCAGCCGCAGAAGCCGCAGCCAGAGAGCGTGCTGTTGTGCAACCAGTTGATCCAGCGTATATTGCCGAACAACAAGCACAAGCAGCCGCACAAGCCGCAGCCGAACAACAGGCTAAAGCAATCGCAAAAGCCAAAGCAGAACAAATGGTTGCTGACATGATGGCTAAAAAGACAGCAGAACGTGAAGCCATAGTAAGTGGTGAAGTTAGTGGTCCAGTAGCACCCACACGCGACATCATACCAATGGAAAGTCCCGAGTCTAGAGCAATTGCACGAGCAGAAGCAAAAGCAGAAACGCCACTAACTACTCGTGAGAAACTAGATAAGACTGTGCAAACAGCATATAGACCAGTTGCCGGACAAGGTAATGTGCTAGACAAAACGCTAATAAATCAAACATTAGTAGGCGAAGGCTTGCCAGCAGTTGATTGGAGCAAGTTGGGAATTGACTATCAATCAATGAGCGTCAAGGATGCTCGCAAGACTATACAAAAGTTTATTGAAAAAGAAACAGGTGTAAGTGGTGCTGGCACTCGTGGCCCTACACAAAAGACACAAATGAAAGAAGCCAATGAACGCTTGGCTTATGAGCAATCACAACGCAGTCCAGAAGAAGTTGCAAAAGAACTAGCAGACATGCAAGCAGCCATTGAACGTAGAAAGCGTGTGTTAGGCGACAAGTATCGTGCTCCGGGTGGCGATCGTTTTAGTATGATGACTGCTGAACCTGAAAAGAAATCATCAATCCCAAGACCCAACTTCCCAGAAGGCTCGGCAGGAAATCCTTTTACTTCAATGGATGATGCCAAAATGCAACACATGCAAGATATTCTCACAGGCAGCAGTGAAAACAACCCGCCAGGAAAATTTACATATTACATAAAAGATAAAGACACACGCGATGTTATAGTTTTTAATAAAAATAAATCCGGCACAGAGTATAGCGTAAACAAACGTGATGGTAGTTATGACGCTTACAACTACATGCCTGAAAGTGGTTTCTCAGATGGCCCAGAATGGATAAAACATGTTGTGGATAAAGATGGTGTTCAAAAGACAACACGCTATACCTCCAAGCCTGATTGGTGGCCTACATTATTAGAATAAATAACATTATGACAACAGCAGAACAACTAACCCAAGTCTTTAATGACAACTTTGTGGCATACTTTCGTAGCCATGTTAGCCATGTAAACATTACAGGCAGAAACTTTACCAGTGACCATGAGTTGCTGGGCGGCATTTACGAATCACTACAATCACAAATTGATGTGATTGGTGAATTGCTACGCACCTTGGATGCTTTTATGCCAGCAGACTTGCAGGACATTGTTGATGGTAGCCATATCAAACCCATGCCTGTTGAAGGTGATGCTGAAGATTTATTGAGTTCAGTGTTGGATGACTTGGAACATTTGAAACAATGTTACATTGAATTAGATGAAGTTGCTGAAGATGAAGACCATGAAGAAATTGCCAACTACGCACAAGAACGCATATTGGCAATTGGCAAGCAGATTTGGCAACTACGAGCAACACTAGGCTAATCTTTTGTAAGCATACGAACCACGCACATCATAACCTGATCGTGCGTGTAGTTTTAAAAAAGCATCTTGACTCTTACGCATAGTATTACTACTGATAATCTTACAATTGGTAGCAACAGCATATTGTTCCCACATTTGCATCATGTCAGTGATAAGCCTAAAACGCTGACGAGTGCTCAAACTCAAATCCACATGAGCCATGCGTACAGATAACATGGTGTCATCACTCCAGGCTGCTCGTTCCCCGCTTTTGGCCCAAGTATATGCCACAAGGTGACCTGTGCTGTCTCTGGCAACACTAATAAGTTCTGATCCTGGGAGATAAAATTGATTTACTACAGCAAAAGTTATATTGCGAGCAAACACAGTGGGTTCTGGTGTAAAGATAGTGTCGATTTCTCTTTGACAGTCTTCAATTGATACAGCAACTATATCGGGCACATCTAAGCCAGTTGCAGGTTTCCATACATATTCAAGCATTGCAGTTCCTTTGGTGATACAGTATTTAAGCCTGCCACACGGAGATGCTAAATAATCATATGGAAAAGAAAACTAAAACTGAAAAGAAAATTGGACGCGGTGGTGCCCGCGACGGTGCTGGCCGCCCAAAAGGTCAAACAAATAGACTAACTGCAAGAGAGATACTGGAAACTGCTGAGGGCATGTTGGGTAAACCTTTTATTGTTAGTTTGTTAGAAGGCTACATAGACACAATACACGCAGGTGATACACGCAATCGTGTCACTTACGAAAAGATCATATTAGATAAAACTGCTACAACAATTATTGAAGCAGAAATAACAGATAGTAAAGATGCTATCGAGCAGAAACAAGCGGCATTTGCAGAAGCATTGGCCAAACTTGTGGGCGTTAGTCCAGACGCTAAATAACTTTATGTTAAAAGGAAACTCATAATGAAAGAATCACATAGCCAAAAAGCCGTGTCTGGTTATAATGCCGCAACTGGCACATCCAGCACAGGATTTGACAAGGCTTCAACAAAGTACAGTGGCAATCAGCACGCTAAAACAAATCCAGATGCACTAATCAACAAAGGTCGTGGTCCTACAGGTGGTAAAACTGCTGTTCCTAATCGTGGCAAAGAAACAACAATGGGATGCCATAATCCACAAAAGCGTCAAGCAGTTGGTGATGGTGCAACAAAATCCATGCCCACATTTGGCAATGCAGATAAGATCAATGTAGGTCGTGGCCCAACTAAAGGAAACCAACTATAATGAGCACTAATCCAAATTCAAAGCCTATCAATCAAAAGCGTGGCCCTACAACAGGCAACGCAGGTAGCACAACAAAGCGTAATGCTTTCTTAGATGCCAAGAGTGCCAGTTCAAGTGAAAAAGCCACCCTGGCCAATATGGTAACTTCAGCACTTGAAATGCGTGGTCGTGGTCAAGCAGGTGTTACTAATCCTGCACTAGAAGGCCTACACAGCAATACAGGTCCTAAGACTAACTCAACTGCTAACGGAAGCAAGTTGCCTAAGAAATATAAGAAGTAAACATTATGGGTGCAACATCAATGCAAGGTATGATTGGCTCTCCTGGCGGCGGCCAAGCACCTCAAGACACTTATAACCAATACGCAAATAATTTGTTTGGCACGCCAGGTGGTCCATACACACCTCGTCCTGACTTAGGTCCTGGTGTAGGCTTTGGTGTTGGTTTACCACAACCTGGTGGTGATCCCACCAGCATCCAAGGCAATCAACCTGCTCCTAATCCATTACCAACTGACGGTATGGGTGGCGGTAAAAGCATGGGCGGCATTGGCAACTTAGTAGGTGGTGCTTTAGGCGGCAATCCGCAAGATATGATGCAATCATATAACAATATCTTAACAGGAACTCCTAGCCAAGCATATCAACCAAACTTTAATGCTCCTCCAACTCCCGCTCCAACTTCGTTCCCAAATCAACAACAACCAATCACACAAGGCAACGGACAATTACCTCCAGGCTTTGGTGCTCCAAGTCCTATTGATCGTTCGCAAATTGGTCCAGGTGCTCAAATGATTGGCGGCCCTGCTGGTCGTCCTATTATGAATCCTCCTGCAAATCGTTTTGCTCCTCCTAATGCTCCTGGCGTGCGTTCAACAATGGCTCCACAACAACAAGCACAATTTGGTGCCGCAGGACAATTAGGTAGTGCTCGTGCTAACTTGTTGGCAGGTCGTGCTCCAGTATCTAATGCAGTTGCTTCGCGTATGCCTACCAAACCAACACGCCCACCAGTTCGTAGAACTAAATAAACTTGGGGGAAAGACTCCCCCAAGTATTGCACAGATAAGGAAAATGAAATGCAACCAACCAACCCAGAAAACCCATGGGACACTTCAGCAGAAGCCGCTCCCGCAAAAGCAAAAAAAGCAAAACCAGAAGTAGCAGTAAAGCCGGCAGCACCAATTGGTGCCAATGCAGGTGAATATGACATAGACGGTCTAATGACCGACTTTCCCACTGCCAAAGAACTCGAGAGATTTGTATTTGATGAAACGGGGATTGTCTTAAACTTAAAAGGTCGTGCCAACAAGTTAAAGTATCAAGTAGCAATGGATGTGCTGAATGGTGAACAAGTAGATCCAAAATTTGTAGGTGGCGATAACCCTTACATTGACCGCACTGAACTAATTCCAGTAGAAGATTTACGCCCAGTTCCCCCAAAGGATAAAACCCTGCCAGACAGCAATGAACTACAAAACATCTTTGTAAGCAACTCAATCCCGCACCCTGACTTTGAAGCACGTATGCAAGACAAGAAAGTGTCAGTATACTTCCGCAAATACAAAACAGGACAAATTTCGTATGAGATTGTAGGACCTGTTGATCAACGCCCACATGGTGTTAAACTAGACAAGTATGGTCGTGAGCGTCCTGAGATCATCAAGTGGGTTGATCCACGCACAGGTGAACAAGTTATTGTTCGTGAAGATGGTAGCATGACTCCACAAGGTCGTAAACTACGAGCCATGATGCAAACATTCCGTGTAAACAAAAGCAACCACTGGGACACATGGATTGATCGTGAATTTGTTACATTAAACGACTCAGTTGCTTCCAACCCATGGGACTTGTCATAATGACTAAACAAGTCCGTGATGGAGTAATCTATCAAGCACAGCAGGAGCGTATTACACGTGATACGCTTATCTTGCAAAAAGTAAATGCCGCACACAGGGAAGGTTTTAAAACACGCTTCCCTGGTCAATGCGAGCATATCCAACGCTTGATTGCTGAACGATTACAAGCAGTACTAACACGTAAACCAACTGACCTAAGTGATCCAGATACATGGAACTGTAGTGCAGATGAGATTGCAAAGTTAAGCGAAGCACTATGGCATGTAAGTGTTATTAGCCAACTATATCCTATGGAGTCCCCGGATGAACTTGGTAAAGAATAACAACATTGCCATTGACATTGAAGCCGCTTGGGTTGGTGATGAACTACTGGTTCGACTAACTGATGGTGATCGTGTGTTCCAGTTTCCTTTAGATGATATTGACCTAGAACACTTTATTGCTACCTTAATCACATTCCAGAGGTAATATGCTGGGCACAGAAACTTTAATGGCTCGTGCCCTGCGTTACTCTTTAGACAAGAATAATGTAGCACCAGAAACATACGCACTAATGCCCACAGACTTGCAACTAAAATTGCAAGACTTGGTTATTGAAGTTGCAGATGACATGAAGTATGACCAGTTAAAATACTTCCGTCCTTTTGAACACCAACACACTTTTTTTAAAACAGGTAACAGTGAGCGTCGTGGTATCCTGGCTGCTAACCGTATTGGTAAAACTGTAAGCACTTGTTATGAAACTGCTTATCACCTAACTGGATTGTATCCTGACTGGTGGCAAGGTTATCGTTTTAACAAGCCTATCACTTGCATGGTAGCAGGTGAGGGCTGGAGCCAGGTTGCACTTGTATTACAAAATGAATTGATTGGCACACAAGATGTTAAGATTACGGAAAACTTGGGCACAGGTGCTATACCTCGTGATTGTATCATTGTTGATACTATGCGGAATGATGGGGCTAACTGTATTGGTGTTGAAATCAAGCATGTGTCGGGTGCAAACAGTTATCTGCTCTTTGCAAACTACACGCAAGAGGTTAGACAACTACAAGGTTTTAAACTGAACCTAGCAGTATTTGACGAGCAACCACCAGATGACTTTTTCTCTGAAATTGTTACACGAACTGCCACAACACAAGGTAAAGTTTTGTGTTCGTTTACGCCCTTAAAAGGCTTGAACGGACTTGTAAGTAAGTTTTGGAACAAAGAAGAAGGATATGAATACATTCGTGTGAGTTGGGATGATGTTCCTGAATACGACCCATGGGGTCAGCCATTCCTGTTAAAAGAAACAAGACGACAATTAGAACGCGACTATTTGCCACATGAGCGTGAAGCACGTATTGCTGGTAAACCTGTTATGGGTAAAGGTGCTGTGTTCCAATTGCGTGAATGGCCAACTTACAGCACAGGACAAATTGACTTCAGTCGCATACCAAACATACAGCGAGTTATTGCACTTGACTTGGGTCTAGTAAACGACCAAACTGTTATTACCTTAATGTATTGGGAACCATATGAACGAGTTGCGTATCTACACAAACAAATTTGTGTGCAAGGTATTGAAGAGGCTGTGCCAAGTCAGTATATCAACCACTTACTTCGTCCTGAAGTGTTTGGCACTCCTATTGTGCTACCTGCTGATGCATCTACTCCTGGCAGATACACTATGAGTAGTAGTTCAATTCGTGAACTGTTTGAAAGTTACGAGTTAAATGTATATCACAAAGCAATTATGAATCCCCCTGATCAAGAAGGGCGTGTAACTAATCACAAAAGTTATGGTATCAACCAAATGCGTCAAATGTTAGAAGTTGGCAGTTTAATGGTAAATGAAAATTGCACACAATTTCTAAGTGATGCCCGCAACTACTATGTAGATGAACGTGGACGCTTTAGTGATCCTGATGACACCATTGACTCAGCCCGTTATGCCCTATTGGCTTGTTTGCAGAATATTGCAGAGCCCTGGGACAACAGAACACCACAACAGCGTATGGCTGCGGCAAGAGACAAATACTACAAGCCCAAAGACGAGACCAACTTGCCGGCTTGGAAAAAGAGTTATAACCCACAAGGATAAACATGAAACACGAGAAAAACGGAAAATACTTGACAGCAGTGGGCGAACGTGCTCCTGCTATCTTGTGTGAGAAACACGCACGAGTATTTGAAGAAACAATGCTAACTGCTGATGTGCCACACACAATCTATGAACTAGATGAAGATGACGGTCCCTACTACTGTCATGCATGTGATCTCAAAGTAGCACAAGACTTTGTAAAAAAGCAACAAGAAGCAGAAGCATTAGCCCAGCAACCCAAGATCATCTTACCTGGTGAATATTATTGATGCTAAATAAGATATCAGTAAAGGAAACCCAAACTCATGTTGGATATTAAAAATATACCCGTGCAGGACATCAATCAGAACAAGAAGATAAATGCTACTTTTGTCCGCATGAAGAACCAAATGGACGTGAAGATGGCGTCTTATTTGCGTTACTTGGGCACAAAGAACGCAGTGAACCGTGCGTCAGATTATCACTATTTGTGTCTAGCAGTTACAGATAGTACTGCTCCTGTAAACGGCATTGACTACATCCACCCAAGCGTTAAACCAGTTGTTGATTATGCAACAGCAGTTATTACCAAAGGACTTATTCCCAATGGTGAAATCAATTTTGACTTTGTTGCAGATGGCGAAGAAGATGAAACTGCGGCAAGACAAGCAACCAGCATGGTCAGCAAGGTTGTAAACCAAATGAATGATCCACACTTTATACTAGAGCGTTGGGTTATGGATGCATGTATGCACAAAAACGGCATGATGATGGTTAAACCTGTGCGTGAACAAATTGTTCGTTATGTAGAAACATCGGGCACAGCAGATCAACTTCGTGCTTTTGAACAACAGGCTGCTGAAGCAGGACTTACAGCATTACGCCAAAGCAAGCGTAGAGAAAATGTAGACATGATGAAGGTCATGGAAGAAGCCACACAATTACTGGGCGAGCAAAAAACAGAATATGCCAAAGGTGTTGCACAACGTTTTATGCTGGACTTTGCGGAAGGTGATGAAGCAACAGAAAAGTTTGGTGCAGAAGGCGAAGCTATTGTGCAAGGCAACTTGGATGAACAAGAAAGTATTATCCAAGACAGCATTCGTAGAAACACAACTTACAAAGCAAAATACAAACTAACTGGTTGGAACATAAACATCAAGTTCCATCCAATTGCACAGCACTACTGGATTTGCGATCCTACAGTTCCTGAAATGCGTGATCAACCATTCTGTGGTTACTACGATCCAATGAGCATTCAAGAAGCCGCTGAGTTATACCCTGGTATTCAAGGCGATTTAGAAAACTTCCGTCAATTTGCTGAATACAACATGAACGGTGCTTACCAAGCAGGCTCAGTGCTAAACAATTTGGCTATCCATGCACGTGACTCAGTTCCAGTTATGGGTATTCCTGTATCCAGTGCGGCGTCAGCAGATCCAGATTCAAGACAAGTTAGTATTGTCACTGTATGGAACAAGTATGACATTGATGGTGATGGCGAACTAGAACTAGTAGAACTTATCTATTCAGGTAGTTACATTATCTCGGCAAGAGAAGTAGAGTTTATTCCTGTTGCCAACATGTGTCCAAAGCCTCTACCAGGCAACTTTTATGGTATGAGTATTGCTGAGTCAGTTATCCCTATGCAGGAATACAACACCAGTGCGGCTCGTGCTGAAATTCAATTGGGTCTATTGACTGCTACTCCGCGTATTGGTGTTAAACCAGACCGTGTGGACTTTGAAATGATGCAGGATGGTGAAAGTGCTATCTTTATTTTAGATTCAAAGTTTGACCCAGCAAAAGACATTTACCAAATGCCTCCTCCTTCAGGTAACTTACAGTTCCTAGAAGTGGCCATGCAACGTATTCAACAAGATACAATGGCCATGGTGGGTATGACTACTCCTAGTGATGTATTCAATCCAGAAGTAATGGCACCAGGTAATTCAGGTGTTAAATTACAATTGGCTCTAAGTCCTAACCAAATCATTCAAGACAATACTGTGCGTAATAGTGCAGAAGGCCTGCGTGAAGCGTTATGGTTAGTATGGCGTACATTGATCCAGTATGGTGATGACTATGGTGTTAAGAAACTGGCACAAGGTAGCCACCCAGACAAGAAAGCAGAGTTTTTAGACTACTTGGCTTGGGATGACATGAACTTCTGTGATCGCAAACAAGTCCATTTAGAACTTGCACTAGGCATGAAGTCAGAAGAGAACGCCTTGGGTCGTTTACAAATTATTCAAAAGTGCCAAACAGAATTATATGGCATGGTGCAAAACATGGCTGGTGCTGGCTCACTTACTCCAGAAATTTACAAGAAAGTCAAGAAGCCATTCGAAGACACGTTGTATGTGCTGGGTGTAAAAGACTGCAATACATATTTGCCAACTGAAGAAGAAGTTACGGCTATGATTACTGCAGGACAAGAAGCCGCAGCCAACAAGCAACCAAGTCCAGCAGATCAGAAGGACATAAGTGTTGCCAAACTAAATGAAGTCAAAGCACAGCAAATTGCCGCAGAAGTTGCAGGACAAGATGCTGAAAGCCAACTTGACTTTATGAGTATGGCAATGGGTGATCCAAAAGTTTACAGTTAAAATTTAAAAAGGAACGGCAATGATATCAGAAGAAGCAGTGGACGCTTACAACAAGCGTCTCACAGTAGATACAAGTAATGTTAAAAAACTAACGCCAAGTCAGCGAGATGCTGTCAAGATGTATGGTTCGCAAGCAGAAGCACTAATGAAGAATCGCGACTTGGCTATGTTTATACATCACTTCAAGTTTGAAGTAAATGATGCCCTGGCTAATATACGCACACACTCAGATGAAGCAAATGCAGAACGAGTTGCACTTGCTAATCAGTTAAGTGGCATTGATGGCTTTGTCAACAGTTTAAAAAGTGCTGTATACAAAAAGAATGTGTTGGTAAAAGCAGAAAACACAGATAGTTCTGCTAACCAGTAATAAAACGATACTAAATAAACGTGGAGGTAACCAATAGGCCCTCACACAATTTAAGGATAGAAATGGAAACAACGAATAGTCCTAACCAGGCACAAGTCCCGGCGGATACTAATCAAAGTGCAGTCCCGAGTTTGGACTCTATAGCGGCTAAAATGACCGCAATGAAACAAGAAACATTGCGTAACCAAATTAGACCTACTGAACCAACTGCAACAGGTCAAGAAGATGCGGCAGCAGAATCAAGCCCTGTAACACCGGAAGGTGTTGAAGTTGCTGAACCTAGCGACACAGAAGAATATGCAACGGACAATCAAGAAACAGAAGCCCAGGATAATGATCCTGTAAGCCAAGAAAGTAATGATTCTACAGCAGAAGAACTAATTGACTTTGTGGAGTTTGCTGAGTCAAACCCAAACGCCAAATTCAAATTTATGAAGAATGGCAAGGAAGTAGTTATTGATGCTAAGAAGGCCGCAAGTATTCTAGGTCAAGGATCTGCAATACACGAAGAAGCACGCCAACTTAAGATTGAGCGAGCAGAGTTTGAGGAATACTTAAACGATGTGCGTTCAAGACAAGAAGGTTTGACTCTAGCAATGGAATTTACTGTGCAACCCAAGTTGCGAAAAGCGTATGATGAGATTGTGAAAACACAAAACTATCAAACAACTTTCCAACAACAGTTGGCACAAACCAGGGATCCTGCTCAAGTAGCAAGAATCCAAGCAAGTATGCAACAGAATGAACAATACATTCGCCAGCAACAACAGGCTATTAGCCAGTTAAAGCCAGCAGTGGATCAGTTTAGACAAGTGCGTGCTCAACAGGTTTCGCAAAATTTAGAACATGCTCGTAAAAACTTTACGGATAAAGAGTTAAGAAATGACTTTGTATTCAAAGAAGTGCGTGACAAGATTACTAAAGTGTGGCCTGAAGCAAATGGTGAAATTATTCCAGGAGTTGCTAATATTGATTTGCTATCAAGTAATGAAGGCTTATTAAGTCTAATACGTGATGGTTTACGATACAGAGACAAACCCGCTACCAAGTCGGCAGGATCTAGCATGGCTGCATTGACATCGCGTAAAGGCTCAAGCCAACGCAATAGCACGCCAGATAGTGAGATCAGCAAACTTCGTGAACAAGCCAAAGCCGGCGACAAGAAAGCCGGAGATAACCTACTAATGCAACGACTACAGAGTATTCGTGGTGGTAGGAGATAACTTATTTTAAGGAAATAATATCATGGCAGAAATTACAACTTCGCAGATCGGTAACGGAACTACAGCATACGGATCTGACATCGTAGTTAAGGACTTGGATCTAGATGTATCCAACCGCGTTAAGGACGACACACCTGTTTTAAACATGGCTATGTCTAAGAAGCGTAAAGTCAACAGCACTTTACCATTGTGGACAGACGATATCTATCGTGCTCCAGCAGTTCAAGCCCAAGTTGAAGGTGCAACTGTTGCTACATCTCAAGCAGAAAGCAATCAGCGTTACAACTTAGGTAACTACACACAGATTTTCTCTACAGTTATTGCAGCCTCTGGTACTGCTCGTGCTGTTATGCAATCTGGTGGTGACCCACAAGCATATCAAGAAGTCAAGCAATTGATCGAATTGATGTTCGACGTTGAGTTGCAATTGGTTCGTAACGACCAAATCGGCACAAAGTATGCTGGTCAAACAGGCACAGCAAGTGGCTTGCCAAGTGGTCAAACTGGTCGTCGTATGGGCTCATTGAGTTCTTTCGCAGGCACTCAGTCTTTCAACACAACATCAGGCACAACAAGTGGATTAGACAGTTTCTACAACAACGAGTCTACTGACTCTGCTGTTCAGGCTTCTAACGCATTGCAAATTTACGCTAACGGTGCTCAATACTACAGTGGTACATTCACTAACCAGTATTTCTCTCCAGCGTTATACAAGCAGTTGGTTACTGTTGCTGAACAACGTTACAATGCGAAGATTCGCACAGTAGTTGCTCCAACAAGCATCCGCACTAGCATCAGTGACAACATTGCACAATCACGTGGTATCAACCGTGTTGACTCTGCACGTGGTGACACAATCCAAACTTACGAAGGCGACTTCAACTACACATACGAAATCTTTGATTCTTGGATCATGGATCAAGTAAACGC